AATAATTTCAATTGGGTCTGTACTTAAAATTGTGTATGAAGTTGGTATTAAAACTTCTTTACCATTTGTTGCAACGTATTCTGTATGCTTTAAAAAGGTATTACCTACAACTACAGTTATATTTCCTGGTGTATAGTTTACTTGAAATGCATAGTAATTAGGATATGTTGTTGTATCAGCATCAACACGAAGATAATGTTGATGTTCAATCAATGACCGTGTATTTACATTTTGGTTAGATGATCCTATATACGGCATTTTATCCTATCAGAATAATAGTAAGAAATTATTATACGTTATAAAGGCTCTTGAATTATTACCTTCTGGTGAATATCCTTCATCAATAATACCAAATGGCGGATCATATAAAAATTCATGGTGATTATCTGAAACGCCGCCCATCATTATACAGTAGTATGCTGAATCATTTGGTAAGTTATGTGCAAATTTCGATGGATAGTTTGCACCTCTTGGTGAAAGTGCGGACATTGAATCAGAAAGGTATTGAGCGCCAGCACCATTTGTCCAAAAAATTACATAGTTACCATCTTTCAAATACAAGTTAAATGCATCACTTGCTTGACTTCTTCCAGTTGAACTATTTGGAAATCCTTCATGATAGATTATACGTCCATATTGGATGTTTTTATTTAAATATGGCTTATCTTTTTCCACCCATTTATTTGTTGTTATAACAACATTCATTGTATTGATAGTATTACCAGTAACACTATCTGTGAAAATTGTATTACTATCTGTTGTTGTAATAGTTGTATTCGATTCGAATCTTAAAATCGGATAATTATTTGCAGGTGTGTGAGCATTAAAATCTTCAGACATAATGAATGTTGCATTTACAGTATTGACTGTATTGCCATCAAGGTCTGTATATGTTGTGATTCCTCCAGTATCAGTTGTGATGATTGTATTTGTATTATTTGAAAATGTTATATTTGCGGTGTTCGCTAGTATAACTGATTCTTGAGGAACGGCATGCCACATATTTAATCGCCAATCTTCAACTGCATCAAGCTTGTCTTGATTGTGAAAATCATCAAGATATCTACCGGTCGGCCCGCCAATGACTAGCACATTGAAATTGCCTTTTGATTCATATAGCATTTCATTAATATGGACACCTGTCCACTGTGAAGAATTATTACCACCACCCTTTGCACTAATACGCATAAAACATGCTGCAGGAATCATTTCCTTGATATCTTCAGCCATACTAGTTACATATCTCTGGCGCATCACTCTTTGCTGACCAGGAAGAATATAGTTTGGCATATAGTGCATGTAATTTGTTTCCCAAGTCTTTATGCTTGCACCAGAAATTGATGCAGGAGGGATCAATGCAGCACTCATATCAACTTCAATTGTACCAGGATCAATTTCAAATGCAGTAAGAGAAATTGAACCATCAGGTATAGTTACCTTTGATATATCAATTTGACCATCTGCAATTTCAACCATCTCATAAGGTACTGTATTCGGCAATAAGTTCCAACCAATTTGATGTTCTGATATATCAACTTTTGAGAATGGTATTGTTGCGGGCAATTTACTTAATTCAATTGCCTCATCAGGAACATTGATCATGCTATAGTCAAAACTTGATGGTAGATGGTCAAGTGGAATTTGATGTTTGTTGATAACAATTTTTTCATATGGTATTGGAGCAAGTTTACTTACTTCAATATCACCATCATTTAACGCAAGTTTATTGTAGGGAACAGGAGCGAGTTTGTGAATTGGAATTCCATTTTCAATTTTATTCCAATGTATTGATGCGAGAGGTATATCAATCTTGTCAAGCTTGATTGCTTTTTCTGGTATTACAATCTTATCATAAGAAATTGGTCCTAGCTTTTCCTCAAGAATTTGATTGTTAGCAATCGCAATTCTTTTATATGGTATTGATTCATCAGTAATTGTCATTTTTTCAAGAGGAACTTCACCATCTGCAAAATTGTTCATGATAACACTTGTATTTCCAGAAACTGGATCAAAGATTGCAGAGCCTTGTACATTTGACAAAGGTGCCGAAATTTTGATATACGTTTTATCCGCTGGTGGACGTATCTCTTCTACAATTAAAACACCGGCCATATTAACTTCCCTCTAAAGTGGTAACTCGATTTTGTAAATCTACGATCATTTGTTTGAGTTCACTTAACGGATCAAGCCCGCCGGCGGTCTTACCATCATGCACTCGTATTTCACCTGTTGGTAAATATTCTGGGCCTTCATTAGTAACAACGGAAATCACGCCTTTTTCACCGGTATATGAAGCATGGTCGGCAGTTGTACCTCTAAGATGTTTAATGATATTGCCCATATTTTTTCTTTGAAAAAAATTGAAAATTCAGTTTTCTATATTTATCTATTGAGAAATGTATACAATCACCGTAGCAGCAAAAACGAAAAGGTATGAAAAGATAAACACACTGATTACTTTTGGATGAAAAAGTTCTTTGCGTGTGAATAGACCTTTAAACAAAAAGTAATCTTGATATAGTTTTGTTCGAAGGTTCATGTTAACTTGTTAGCCAACTAAAAAACCCGATAGCCAAGTATGAGCGGTATAAACATTACCACTATACCCATTTCTAAAACCAACACTTACATAATCACCTGCTGCTAATGACATTGAGATAGCGGCACTGTTTATTTTGTCACTTTCTACAGAAAAAAGACCCATAGTATCACTTGGTATCCAGTCTACACCGTTTTTTTTTATTGCTATTTGCCCGACAACGTAAGAATAAACACCATATTGAAAAGAATAAAAACCGGCAACTGGAGCCGTAAATCTATATGTGCTTGTGTTATAGTGATTACCTATATTTGCTGATGTTGCATTAATTGGAAACTCCTGACCAGGATCAATACTCTGTATTCCTTTATTTCCATATGCCATAAAAGCAGGTATATTCGGCTTACTCTCAAATCCACTTGCATCCATTCCCATCAACTTTGTGCTTGCACCTTTGTAAAAATTCAACTCATCATCAGCCGTGGCACGTATACTGAATGTTTCATTGTTGCCATCTAAATCAATACGATTCGAACCGTATATCTTAACTGCCATTGGATTCTCCTTTTTATGGCATTACTTCGTAAATTAATAAAGTGCTTTCTCTTTGATCCATATATCTACTGTCATCAGAAGTATTGGGGTTCCAATAATTTGCTATGTAATTTGATCCAGTACCATCAACACCCCATCTCACTGTATATACTTCACTATAAGGCAATTCAGAGGCAGAAGCAAATCCTGTTGTTTGTAGAAATCTTTCTTTAAAATTACTACCTGTAACATCTATTCTACTTAATGTTCTTTTTTTAAGGTCTGATAAAGATGCACTATTAAAACCTATGTATAAACCGGTAGCATCAGAATCATTGGATACATCATCATGCATAAGTAAAGTTCCATTAAATAAAATATTTGTGTCTGACCTTGTTTTTGTAAATGTTCCCCAGGTCCAACTTCTATTACCAGAATTTCCCCTAATGTCAGTTCTAGTATTATTAACAATTGCCGATGCTTTGATGATATGTCCAGCAGGAAACACAACATTTGACATGTCAACATTGCTTGTCAATGCTCCATTCTGCATCATCACATTGTCATTCAAATCTCTTAGTTCTTTGATTCGTAAAGCACTAGGCATTTGGTTCCTCCGGCCAGGTTACATTAGTCAAATTTCCATTTTCATCCAATTGAGGATCACAATTTGCGGGTAAATCACGAAGTTGTTGCCGATATGTTAGACATTCTTCAGAAACAGTTTCACCCATTTTTTCTGCAATCTTTATTTTATAATCCGTAGCATATAAAAGATCTGTTCTTTTGTTTCTCAATAATCGCCAAGGTTCTTTGACTAAAAGTTCTTTTATTTTATTATCAAGTTCTTCTTGTGTAGGTTGTGGTCGTGAATCATTCCATTCAACTATTTGTAAATTTTCAATTTTACAAGTAGCATTTGGTATCAATGCATCAACAGCCTCACGAAACAATCTCGGTCGCATATTAGTTCTCCGGTGGTGTCGGCCAGGTTACATTGATCAATTGAACATTCTCATCCAGTTGAGGATCACTGTTTGCTGGTAGGTCTCTCAAGGCTTGACAATAGTCATACCATTCTTGACTTGGATCTTGGTCAACACGAAATCTCCAATCTGTTTCCGCAAGTAGCCGATTGCGTTCTTCTTTCAATAATCGCATGGGTTCGGCAGCTTCGAGTTCTGCAATCTTGGCTTGGATTTCTTCTTCTGTTGGTTTTTCTAATTCAGGTTCAAACCATTCAATTATTTTATCACCAACAATATGACACAATACTAGTTCTTTATTGAACATGCTTGATAATGCTTCGTTTAATATCCTTGTACTACTTTTTTTAATCATGTTGCAATTTCCATTAAAGTCATATTATGCATTTGTGTTCCGTAACCCCAAGCGTCAGCATCATAAACTGAACCTGCGTTAACTTCATAATATAATCTATATTCTAATTCATATCCTGCTGGTTTATTTGGACTATGAACTCCAACACCACCTAAAGGCAATTCTCTCCAGGATGGATGTCCATGTAATTTCAATCTTATTCTTAAAGTATCGGCATAACTGCTCCAAGTTCCTGTTGAAGGAACATCTCTATATCTCCAATGAATTGTATAATGTGCATCTCCACCGTCACCAATTTGAGGTGATGAAGCAGGAAAAAATACTATTTTACTATTTGCTTTTTTTAAAATAATTGTCGCATAAGTATTATTAGAATAAAAATTACTACCTGATGATTGTCCTGCTGGTGTAATTGGATTATCGACTACCTGAATCACATGCCCAGCAGGGAACGTAACATTCTCTGTCAACGCTCCATCCGACATCACCACTTGGTCATTCAGCAGTCTTAGTTCATCTGTTTTAATTATACTTGTTGCCATTATACCACTGTCCAAACTGAGTTAGCAGGCACTGTTACAATCACACCATCTGCAATTGTGATCGGTCCCGCACTGAGAGCATTTTTGCCATCAGTGATTGTATAAGATTCTGTTAGAATGTTGCTGTTCTCATAGAACATATCTGCTTTTGCGCCGGCATCTAAATTTAATCCTGCAGTGTTTACGGCAGAAATAGGAATGCCATTTTCAGTCAAAGCAATTGAATCTAGTGAGATTGAATTTGCAGTTATATTTATTTTATCAAGTTCAATCTGACCATCAAGTGCCTCAATTGGTATTGAATTCGCTGAAATTTCAATTGCCTCAATTGGTATTGAATCTGGTTGTAAATTTAACTTGTCAACATTAATTGAATTGTTCTTAACCTCAACAACTGCTGTGCGATATTCAAGGGCAACAATATCACCTACCTCGGCAGGTGTGTTCAGCAATACAGTTGAACCATCATCAGCAAGAAAGTCTTCTTCAGCCAAGCGTACACCGTTACGATAGACGGAGATGTATCCTGGTAGATATCCTTGCGTGACAAAGCCAGATTGTGTTCCTTCTGTGATTGTATGTTCTTCTCGATATTCTGTTGTTTGAAGAACAGGGATATTACCAATGTATGACATGTTATGCTGGTTTTGTTGGCCAGTTGACGTTTGTTAGATTGCCATCCGCATCTAATTGTGGATCGGCGGTTGTTGTTAGGTCTCGAAGAGCTTGGCGATAGTCATGCCACAATTGCTTGTCAGGATGATCATAGTCAGCAAGTCCCCAAGGTGTGTCTGTTTCTGCTAACAGTCGGTCTCTTTCTGCTCTTAGTTGAACATCCGCTGGTATGACATCAGCTGGTTCAGGAGTGTTACCTTCTGCTAACCATTCTTTGTATTCATCATAATCACGATTGCCAGGAGCAACTGGAATATGTGCGCCATCTGCTAATCGTATGACCATTAATTCTGGTTGTTGTGATAGTTTATACATATTTGTTTCCTTTATAGTTCTGCATTTGCTGCCCAATTAAACGCAATGATATTACCTGTTGTATCGGGTGTGTCAACAGGACTTGAAAAATTTAAAACAAAAAAACCAGTTTCCGTTACGCTATAAACTGTACTATGTGTAAACGCTTGATTTGAACTTGCAACCCAAGCTGCCCGATTAGCAGTAGTGTTATAAGGATTATAAACTATCGTGGTTGCTCCTGCTATTCTTTTTCGTTCCTTGAAAACTATTGGTACCGCCATTCCGTATCCGCTCTGCCGATGCGAATACATAACTGTTGTCTCAC